CCATCTGGTGAATCTGATGCTGAGGGTGGTGTAGCAACACCAATGCAAGGTGAACAAACAACTGCAACTGGTGGCGCTGGTGCTTCTGGTCCTGCTGCAACAATGACACCAGGTGCACCTTCTTCTGGTGCAGCTGCATTAACGGCGTCTGTTGGTAATGAAGTTGCTAAGAGAACACCTGCTGAAAGTGCACCACCTATATCACCTGAAACTCCTTCTACACCAAATGCAGGTGCTGGGGATACAAGTTATTCTTCAAGTACATCTGATCCAGGTAATGTGGAACCTGCCGATGCGGCAACTAGATATAGAGAACTATTTGGTCTTATGGCGGCATAAAAAAAGGAGGGGATTTCCCCTCCTTTTAGTTTTAGTCCTTAGCAAGTGATTTGAAGAACTCAATATCCTCATCATCCTCTTCAGCCGCAGTCTTAGATGGAAGAGTCTTTTCTTGAACTTCACGTTCCTGCTTTGGTTCAGACCATGGTAGATCTTGATCCTCATCCTTCTTGATAGGAGAACGATTTGCAGAAGGCTTGTCAGTGCCAAGAACAACTGCTAGTCGCTTTGAAAGTTCCTCATAGGACTTGAAGTTACTTGGATCAAGGAAAGTCTGTAGTGAATGTTCTTGCTTCCAAATGGTCTCCATCTTGGAATCATCATCAAATAGAGGTCCAGCAGAAGCAAACTCAGACTTATCATAGTTGCGGTAACCCTCAACATTACGAATCTTGAGCTTGAATGCAGCACCAGTCCAGAGACAGAATGGATTGACTGGATCTTCATCGGCAAACTGAGGATTCATAGCCTCATTTAGCTTATCAAAGATCTTTTTACCAAACTTGAATAGTCGGACAGTCCCATTATTTTCTGGATTATTTTGATCGGTCACAATATAGATGTTAGCAATAAACGTTAGCTTACGCTTCTGAGCACGTGCTTGTTTACGAGCAGGAGACTCATCATCTGTAGTGGAGTTCCATAGCTTGGAGTTTAGTTCACCAACTGGATCGGTTTGACCAATAGTGGTCAGAGAGTTCTCGATGTACCATAGACCGGTCGGACCCTTGAAACCATGTTCAAAGACTCGCACGAATGGAACATCCTCATTTGGTGGAGCAGGAAGGAAACGAATCACTGCATAACCATTGCCTGCCTTATCCACATTGGGATACCAGAAACGATTATCAGACTTAGATTCACCTTGACTGTTAAGCTTCTGAAGCTCTTGTGTGAGCTTTTCCAGAGAACCTTTACCAGCAGTCTTTTTTAGAGCAGAAAAATCCATTTGTATATTCCTTATATAATAGTATATTTGTATATTTGTATAGTCGTGTATGTTTGGGAGTAATCCCAAGTGTATTTATAACCCTATAGAGAGAACTTGTCAATACAAATCTTGCGAATCTTCTCTTTGTCGTAGTGTAGAAATCCTCTATACTTCTTGATCTTAAGATATACTTCATTCCACACCGGGTCATACGACATATGCTTGTCCCAATATGATAGACAACCTACCATATTAGTTAATATAACCAGCGTCTCCAAAGTTATTTTTTCGGATAGAAAAAGTTTTAATATAAATGGATGCTGATTATCTTCTATTTTAAAGTTGGAATCAAACTCATCATGAAACTGAGATAAATCATTCTCGATAGTTCTTGTTATAGCTTGCGTCTTTTTTAGCCATTCATTATAAAGTTTATATCCTTCATCAGAGGATATATCACGAACCCAAGCATTAGACTTGTTTAGGATAACAGATAAAATAAGATTATGTGGATCTTTATGTCTGGCAATCTTTTCAAAAAAGAATTTATCTTTTCTTTTTTCAAACGAGTCTTTTTTGGCAACCACCTTACCATTATACTTGTGATAGTCATATGACTCGGTTGTAAAGTGTCTCTTTAGAGCTAGATAATCTATATAAGCTTCATACGGCGTCATACTGGTAATGTAGCGGTCTTCTTGATGATGTTTAGTGCTTCTGCTTCTGCTTGAACCTTTGAGCGTAGGTTGATATTATTCTTGACCATAACTGCAGCATATTCTACTTCAACTTTATTGGCTTCACACCAGAGAATGATTGCATCAATATAATCCATCTTTTTCTCTGCAATCATATCTTCAATTTCTACATTAAAGTTATGGATTTTTTCTAGAATCATCGGGTGAGTTCTCCTCAGTTGGAAACCAACATTTTTTAGTTTTATTAATAAAAAATTGAGTACCGAAAAATAATAGAATACATTGAAGAAAACCAACAAATCCTGCTAATGGTTGCATGAGTAAAGACATTAGAGGAAATGTAAAGTATAGACTAATGGTGAACCAGAGAGCACCTAGTGTGATATCACGTTGTGGTTTAGTTTTCATGCCCATAGACATTCATAATACTTTGCAAATAGCATTCGCCCATTATCCATCCTTTTTCTATGTTTTTCAATACCTTCACGATCTACTTCAAATGTATGAGCAGGTCCATGAACAAGTTTAGAGAAACCATTTTCCATTTTTTCAAACTGGATATCTGACTCACCGGAGTAATATTGATCTTCCCACTCAGAAGAGTGTTGCTCGAAAGTCCAGATCATTTCGTCAAGAACCCAATCCCACCGCTTGAAATGATTTTCATCAGTCATACCGCAGTTCTTTTCTTCTTCTGTCAGAGGTGGTGCCGATGTAGAGCGTAATTCCTCTGGAACATCCTCATCATCTACATTTGGTGCACCCATTTTGTTTTCTTTAAGTTGTTTTAAAACAGGTGTAATAATCATAGCAAGAGTATGATCGGCACTCCAAGTATCATAGGAATCAACTTTTACTGAAATCCTTCGTTCTTGTCTGGCATTATACCAACCACAGAATCGGATCAACCATTTAAGTTTTGATAGACGTTCACCCAGTGCATGAATATCATCTGAATCCTTGTGGAGTTCACCAGGACTTTCTTGATTAAGTTTATTCTTGTCTTTCCAGAACAGAATCTTTTCTGCAATCTGGAAAGGACCAATATAGTTGGTATATGGTCCGATCTTGACCTTCATAGTTCACCTTTATATATTATAAACTCATTATATACCATATACCACAAAAGTCAAGGTATATTTATTGAACTCGGAATACTGAGTATCTCACGTTAAAGTTGCCAATAGGCTTATGTACTGAAGCATATTGTACTTTACCGTCTCTAATATCAATCACATCAAATACTTGAGCTTTCTCCATAGTACCCCACGGTGCTTTGACCATGGTGGTTTTACCCAGTGGTGGGTCTAGTGGAGTCTTTTTTACCTGTTCAATCATGATACCCTCATTAGAATGACATTTTCACTTACACGGTTTTGTAGCACTGGGAACTCTTTAATTTCCGATAGGACTTTATTAATGACTCTCTTACCACCAGTCAGAATAGTCTCAATGGTTGCCTTGACTTTTTTGGAACTGATCTTGTATGTCTTGGTTTTGGTTTCATCATACTTGGTAATAGTCATACGGTCAACATCTAGACCACCACGATCAATAGCATAGAACACAGTAAGTGTGTTATACTTCACATTGAATGTCCAGAACTCTTGGCAACCTAGAATCTTTTCTGGATTGACAGATACCAGTTTATGGTCCTTGCTTTCCTTAAGATACTTGAAGTGCTTTAGCTTCTTTTCAGAAGTCATGGGCTTTGGTGCCCTCTGCTGCTTCTGCTTTTTGACATTACCAGCATAGCGCTCACAATCTTCTAGAATAGACTTGTAGAATGCAGCACGTTGCTTGATCTGTTCCTTAGTAAGATGATTGTATCCTTCTTTCAGTTGAGAATCACAGTCTTTCTTAAAAAGTTCTTGAGCCTCATCTGAGATAGGCTTGAAGTACTCTGCAACCTTTGAAGAGAGTGTTGGTGGAATCTCATGCTTCTGAAGCATATCATACATGGACAGAGTATAACCCTCACGATCAATTTCTTCGTCAAAGAGACCAATGAAGTTTGAGACCTTTTCCTTGATCCTATCTTGAATATTAATGACCTTTTTAGGTTCAGACTTTTCCTCTTGTTCCGAGGAATGGTTTAGCATCTCAGTTAGTTTGAGGTTCATATGGTTATATGAACGCTTAGTAAGAGGGACACCACGGGAAAGCATACGGGCAATCCATCCGGCATGCTCAATAAACTTGTTATCTGGTACAGATTTAAGTTTCTTAAGGTCCTCTAGTCGATTAGTATTCTTTAGATAAGTTTCTAGATATTCTCGTGCATCAGACCTGGAACACATATAGTTATACCAGGATAAAGCAGAACTATATTGCTGATCAGTTAACTGCTTATTAGAAGGAAAGATCGGTTCTTCACCCATGTACTTGAGATTAATCAGATACTGCTCTGTACGAGTGGTCTTAACCTTGACAGGCTTCTTGACTTTCAGAGACTTAGGTGTTGCTGCTGCACGAGCCATTTTATATAGTATCCTTAACTGCTTCTATGGTAAGTTGATTATAGTTAGTTTTAACCCAAACTAGGTTTGAAAGAGAACTATATATGTGGTGGCAAAAATCCGAATCTGTTCTTTTGACTATTTTATCAAAATAACTAGATTTTACTGATTGAAGTTTACGTTCTACATAAGTCATATCACCATTCTTTGGTTATGTCAACTACAATCTTTGTTTTTTACATTCAAAAATCAGAGGATCACGAATATTTAAAATAATAATATTAAATAATTTAACAAAAGTACTAGATTTAATCTCTAAGGTAGAATCCATATACGTTTCTATAATATCATCAGAAGCAAATCTACATCTATCATTGATTAAGTGGGAAACATGTTTATATTTCATTGTAGACTTGATC